TCAGATAGCTTTTTCTCTGGCACATAACCGTTCTCAAGCAATAGCTTTTGCTGGTAATCTACAAGCTCTGCCTTGCGCTCTGCTAACTTCTCCGCGAGCAATGCCGCAGCCGCCCGACCATCTTTGTACCAAATCATCCCAGGAACAGCGGCCAAATAGGTCTGCTGCTCATAATTCGATACTGCACCCGGCATACGGAAAGCATTGCTCGCTCGGAGTCGCACAGAATTAGCCAAGGTATCGGCACTTGCGATTCCCTTAAGCTGATCGGCAGGAATAATTTGCCCAATTTTGGAGAGCATTAAATCCACAGCGCCGCCTTCATAATCTTCTAGCAAGTCCCTGAGCATTGCAAAATCGGTAGCGCCCTCTCTGGCTTTTTGAGATTCTTCTTGAAGCACAGAAACCCGCTTGGCGCTTTCTCCGGCATAAACCTGTTTTGCTTTGTCTTCAGGTTGAACAATGTTCTGAATCTTGAACTGTGACTTGACTGTTGGCTCCCCAATGGGCGTATAAGAGCCATCGGGGTTAATTTGCGCCATTACCATCAAGTCTTCGCCCTGCGCATTCTGGCCCACGCCTATGGGCTTATAAACCGGCTTGGCTCCAGCGCCAGGAGACGTGGCCTTAATGAATTGCGCACCTTGCCCAGTTCTAAACGCATAGAGCCGTTCTAGTTCGTCACGCCTAGGGCCTGGCGGCGTTGTTTCCATTTCGCGCAAGAGAGCCTCAAGCGCAACATCCTGCGCATTCTTTCTCCGCTGTGCTTCAGTTTGCGCCTCAACCTGTTGCCGATTGATGCCCATTTGCTCATATTGCCGAGCCAATTGCTGCTCATGCAGCTTCATTTGCTGCTGGCGATAGGCTTCGTTCTGCTTATTCTGGCGAACTTGCTGGAACATTTGCAGGCCCATCATTCCGCCCTTACCAATGGCCGGTCCTGCCGCTCCATAATGCCCTGTATTGTTCGCCAGTATCCCCAGCCCTGCGGCCAGGAATGCCATCCAAGTGTCATCACTGGTGGGCTGCGCAGGCATTGCGGCGGGCGTTGTTTCACGTGGAACACTAGGAACACTGTAAGGCGTGGGCGAGCCTTGCATGCCGAGCATGGGCATAGACGATTGAAACTGCTGAGCCTGCTGACGAGCGGCATTTTCTCCAGCCATCATTGCCGCCGGATCTATTTCTTGCCCGCCAGATGGACTTGGCATATCCCTCATGCCATTAGCAAGCGAGGGATCAAAAGGCGGCGGCTCACCCCCGCCCATCGGGGGCAATGGCGCCATCTGATTCATGGGGGGCGATACCGCGCTCGCAGGATTGCCTTGCATGCCCAGCATGATGCTGGGGTCGCCCGTGGTATCGGGCAAGCGCGGATAAGTAACTTCCATCGGCTCGTCTTGTTGCCACCACCAAGTCTTATCCTCTGGGTAAGGCCCTGCCCCACGCTGCAAAACTGGCGCGCCCATGGCATCTCTGGCGCCAGCAATGGGGCGGCGATTAGGGATATTGGGAGTAGCTCCAGGCCCCGGCCCTGTCAGAATGCCCCGCTTAATGGGCCTACTTCGCCCAGGCTTAATAGGTTTCTGACGATCCGCCAGAATCCCGCGAAACTGGGACTGGAGGATGTAGTTTGCTAATTCATCGTCCGGACTAAAGGCCACCCCTGTACCCTCTCGGAGCTAATGCGCCCATCGGGAGCAAACCTTGTGTGGGGCCTGGGGGCATCATGGGCGCTTGTTTGCCCTGGCCTTGCTGCATCAGCATTTGAATGAAGGGCATCATCGCTTGCATGTTCATGCCCCCCTTGCCTTGTCCACCTTGCATGCCAGAGAAAGCGGGGTAGGAAGGTTGCCCACCGCTTGGCGGCAGATTCCCATTGACGGCGGCACTCCCACCCACCGGCATATTGAATGAGGGCTGGCCCATCTGCTCGCCCGCCATTCCAACCAGGTCAGGAGACGAACCAATCGGCCCCGCTTGGCTAATCCCTGTTCGGTATTTCCCCATTTGCTGCATGAGGGATTGCATGAAATTTTGATCGACACCGCCCATCATTTCAGTAAGCTCCTTTACGTCCCGGAGGATTCATGGCCTGCATTGCCGCACGATTAGAAGCATTCTGCTGTCCCCTCAGATACGCATTCATCCCATTGCTCATGGGAGTGACTGCTTGACGCTGTGTTGCGCTCTGAGGCATTCCGGCAAAGCGCGCCGTATCAACATATGGTCGTTGTCCTGGAGTCCATCCATAAGGCGACGGTGCAGGAACGCCCGACGGCAAGCCAGGGTACTGAGGCGGAGGACCACCCAATGGCGCGCCCAGAGGGTTATAACCCGCCCCCATTTGCGGTCCTACCGGATTTCGCGGAATATTGCCGCTTATCCATGGCTGTCCGATGTTCATAGGGATGGCAGCAGGCCCCCCTAACGGAGCGCCAAGAGGATTGTAGCCAGGCCCCATCTGCGGCCCTACTGGATTCCGCTGAGCATTGGGGTCTGTCCAGGGCTGCCCGATATTCATCGGGATGGCCCCAGAATTCTGCATTTGACGCATTAAAGACGGAGTGAAGATGCCGCTTCCGCTCATTTTGGATTCTTTAGCCCTTCCCATAGCCCTTTGTAGCCATGGATGAGTTGATCCCAAGAAGCGGGCGTTGCATCTGGCCCGCCGCCACCGAGTAACTTGTAAGCCTGATAACCAGGAATCATGAAAGGCATCGTAAATGCCGCCGTTCTCGGGCTATCTTGTGCAAATTCCCTGGCGAAGGCTTGATGCTCCGCAGGCGCCAAAACTTTCTGCCCCAGGCCCTGATAGGGAATGCGATCCCGCGCCGTAGTCAGGTCCAGCCATGGCATTTGCGCGTACTGCGCCATGAGAGAATTCATGAAGTCTTTGTCGATGGCTGCCATTTATGACGATGCACTATAAGCCGCCAAAGCCGCCAAAGCGGCCCACGCAGCAGGGTTCGCCACGTTTGCCGCTGCCAGCGCCCCATAAGATGACAATCCAGTGCCTATGGCATTGGCTGCCGCAGAGCCTCTTGCCGGGTTCGGGCCTGTTTGCACTGACCCCATCCCCATGAAGGACGGAAGCACTCCACCATACCGCTGCAATTGCTCCCATGGGTAATCCTGCTGCCCGTAGGTGGCTCCGGTCATGGCGTCGATCAATTTCTGGTTCTCGCCCCGGCGCTGTTGTCCAACTGATTGCAGCATTTGCGGGTCAATGTAATCAGCCTGGGCCATGGCGGGGGCGGCGGCGCCTACTCTTATTTGCCGGTCACGCTCTGGGCTGTAGAGATTCCCGGCCAGCAGTCCCAGGGAGTCCCCCAGGGAAGTTTGATTGCGCTGCAAAGCTTGCTCATAGGCGCTATTCCCCAATCCCATGGAGTTCGATTGTGCGAAGGCCGCATCGGTTTGCGCGGCTGTCCCCGTGCGATAGGCATCCGTAATCCTGCGGCTCATGGGGTCCCAAGCCGGGTTGGTGCCGGGGTCCAGATATTTGCCCGAAAGCGTGTCGAGCATATTTTGCTTGGCTGCATCCATGATGGGAGATCCGGCCAATGCCCGCTGTTCCATTTGATTGAGCGCCGCGTTCTCTTGCATGCTCTGGGGGGCCACCGTCCCCGCCGGGTTGATCATGAAGGAATTGCCTACTGTATCTCCGGCCTCTCGGCCAAATTGATTCAGTTGCTGCAAATATCCTAATCCAGAGGCCGGTTGATTCTGACCTAGCGCGCTAGTCCCTCTAGGATCACCCGCAGAGGCGCCGCCTAATCCAGCTCTGGCGCCAGCATCAGAGGGGGTTGCTGACCCAAAATAATCCCGCGCTGTTCCAGTCGCACCCGCAGATCCTGCCCCGGTAGCGCCAACAGGGGCCGCAGTTCCAGCACCGCCCATCAGCAGAGGAATCACGCGCCCCATGGCATCCGTGGTGCCCGAGTAAATGCCGTTGCGCCACAGCCCGCCATTGGGGTCGATGTAGGAGTTCACATCCACCGAGCCGGTTCTGGGGTCCACCTTCATGCCCCAATCGTTCGTCTGGAATTGCATGCCGCCTTGGCCCATATAGCGGCGGTCTGTCTGGGATTGACCTAAGTTGCTTTCCCATGGCAAGACACCATTTCTAACCCGCCCGGCTTGGTCTACAAAACCGCCGAGCAAGTTGTTTTGCCAGACTTGGCCTAAGGGATCGGCCTGCCAGTTCGGATTGACCGAGCCATTCGCATTCAATCGGTAACCTTGGCGATTCACATCAAACTGACCACCCTGGCGCCCCGTAAGACTCCCATCAGAATTGGAGCCATACTGTCGATTAGCGGGATTGAACCATTGGGTTTGCTGGATGGGGCCAAATTTCCCGGCTTGATAACCCTGCATCGAAATGGGGTTGCGCTGCCCAAAGGCGAGATTAGTAGCCTGTCGCCCCGCGCCTTGCATGTAACCCTCAGCCCAAGCCGGGGGCTCCATTCTGGTTGATTGTGTATTAGTAGACCCGCCGCCGCCACTCATGGGTAATCCTTAACGAATTCAATATACTTGGGATGATATCCTAAAGCGCTTACACGCCTAGCCCACTTCTTTCGGCTGGTAATGAAAGAGGCCCTCTGAGCCCCCATGTTGCGCGCCAGGTCATCCACGTATCGAGCCACTACAGGCACCAAATCCCACGCTCCAGAGTTGTACATTGCCCAGATATGCGCGCACTTTACACCACGTCTATTAAGGGCTTGCAAGATGAAATATCCCTCGATAAGTCCTTCAACGCGCACCAGAAACAAGCTCGCGGCGCCGGTCATGAGTTGGTGGTAAACATCCTCAATCATGATGGGCTCGAAGGTCTTGCGCATGGTTGCCAAGAGCCCCTGCTTCACATAGGGCCAGACTTCTGCTATCCGGTCAGTCGTGACCAGATCAAGTGTAGAAGTTGGGGGCTCTCTGCCGCGTCCCTGCAAGCCTTTCGCGCTGATAATGCACTCCTGCGTTGAAGAGGAAAACCGGGTCTGGGAAAGTGTCATTGACGTGCGCCGCATCCCGGTAAATACGCATCAATATGAGGGTATCGGGCTCCAGATTGGTGGCCGCAATGGTGTTGCTCCCGGCATCCGTGGCCGAGGTCAAATAATGGGTGTAGGCCGTGGGCGCACTGGCGATGTTGTGCTCGAAGGTAATGGTAGTGCTTACCGGGAATTGCGCTTGCCCATGGCTTTTCGCCAAGGTGTACTCAATTCCCCAGCGCACCACTCCTGTATTCACAGAATTGCCCTGCGACCATTGAAAGCGCGGGTAGAGCACACTGTTTAGCTTGTAATCATGCGGGATCTGAATGGGCGCCGGGTGTAGCTCATTCATCGTCGCGGCGGCGAACTGGTAGGCCAGAATGGTGCTACGAAAGGTGGTCCAGGTTGGCTGATTCGCACCCGAGGACTTGGCCGAGGCCGCATCGCAGATGATGTCATCCCATACGCCATCAATCCCAAGATTGAGCTTGGTTTCAATCTCTCGCAGAATCTGAGTGAAGTTCTCCCGCGCATACTTCGCCGGAATTTTGTTGACTAGCTCAAGACGGCTCATTCCAGTCCCGCGTTTTGCAACTCTAGCTGCACTTCGTTGAGCTTCACATTGCCGGTAAAGCTGTAAGCCGTGCGATGCCACCGAGCCGAGCGCAGCACATCGAAGCGACTGGAGGCCATGGTGGTGGTCGTATCCACCGTCAGGGAATCCCCAATGCTTTGCCGGTAGTAATTCGTCATAGTGGCAGAGGTCGGAGCCGTTAGGAATTTTGGCTTCACACGGCTGAGCAAGTATTCGCTGGTATCGTCGCCCACATCTCCTAGCGTCATGCTGGCCGAGCTAGGCGTGCCATCCATGGTTTGCAAGACACCGCCCGAACTGAATATGGCCGGAACAATACGTTGCGCAGGCAGGAAACTATTGTCGTAGGACGATGAGGGCAGATCGCTGTAGGTCGAGTACAGTCCGCCCAGGTTGTCATAGGTCACGCCTGAGGGAATGTATTCGAAGGCGAACATCACCGAACGATCATCCACCCCCCATTTCAGCGTTTTATAGTGATACACCAGACACGCATTGAGTGAGGTCGATGATCCGCTCGGATAGTAAATGTAGAGCCGGGAATTGCGTCTGTCTTGCATAATGCAGATTTTCTCGGCGCTGGCGACGTTCAGGTTCTGGAAGAAAGTGGTTTTGACCCCGAGCCCAATCGCCATGGGCTTGGCCCCATCGAACAAGTAAAAATCATCTTCTCCCACAAAGAAGTGCAGGGGCTGCTCTTCGGTTCCAATGTTGAACACGGACTCTTGGGAAAATGTCCCTGTCTGCGAAGGCACTTCCTTGAAGTCCCACACGATAGGCGGACCGACGTAATTGCCAACATACATCCCCCTACGCTTGTAGACCACAATCTGGTCACCGAACTTCTTGGCGGCGGTGATTTTCCCAGACGTGCTGGTCAAAATGCCCGTGGTGGCTTGCGTTCCGGCGTCGGGCGTCCATGAAGTCTCGTTTCCGATGGCGCTGCACCACCAACGGTTGAGCGAGTCACCATAAGTGCCCTCGTTGGTGTTGAATAGCATCACAAACTGATTCACCACCGCCACAATATCCGCTTTGGGAGCGCCAGAAATGTCAGCAAAATCGGCCCCGGCGTTAATGCTCTGAAGCACGTTTTCCTTACTCACAGCCAACGAGACATTCCCGAACTGTGCAAATCGCCAGCGATTGGTGACCGTCGTGTAAGCCCCGGCGCCTCGCGTGACTTCATTCCAGGAAGTGCCCGATGCCTCGAAGAGTTGCGTCGCATTCCCGTAAAACACGCGCACCGTACCATCCAGTTTGAGCAAGGTAGCGGCCCCCATCACCGTGCCGGTGGCGGTTGCGAGCGTACCATTGACCGGCGTAGGGGCGGCTTCGTAGCCCACGAATGACGGCACCAATGATCCGCATTCCACGATGATGCCGGGGGTTGTGGTATCCAGATCGGGAGCGTAACCGAAGAGCTTCATTATTCCGCCGTCATCGCCAGGTTAGAGCCCGAAGCATTCTCGCGCCATTCTTCCATCGATACTTCCTGCACCAATTGCCCGAATTTGGCTTCCCACATAGGCATTCTGGCATCGCGCACTATGTAGGCTTCGGATTCGATCAATGCCGCAAATAACCACAGCCCCGGATGCGAGGTGAAAATGGTATTCAGCGTCGTAGCAATCGGATCAAGGCGCTTGTAATAGATTCCAGCAATCGTAGCGTTCTCAGTAGGAGAGAGAATAAAATTGGACCCCTCACGCGCGATATATCTCGCTTCTCCAGAGGAGCGCGTAGGATCGTTTCGGTATATCCATTCAGCAGTTTTTCGCTCAAGCCAGCGATTCGATGACGTGTCCACATAAGCAAACTTCAACTCCACATAATCGGCAGGAATGGCGAGCGTTCCACCACTGAAGGTTCCTGATAGCGTTTCCTCCATTTGCCGCACCCGCAACTGCCGGTAAATCCGGCCCTCTCCCAGCGTAATCAGATCGGGAATCACAGCATCCATATCCGAACGATGCAGCCAGTTTTTTACCGATGTTTGTAGCTCGGCATAGGTTGTAATGGCCATTATTGATCCCTGGCTAAAACCAGCATGACAATGCCATGCTCGTCAAATTGATATTTCTCAATCATGAACAAAGGTTCTATTTTGTTCACCCACCATGCCGGTTTTTGCTGAATAAGATGCGCATTTCTGCCGTCAGAGAGCACCTTGGCTGCAGGTCCGCAATGGATGGTCAGGAAAGCGGCCTTCTGCGTAAGCGCTTTCAAATCCAGCAGCACTTCATCCAAGTACATGGGCTCAATGTGCTCCAAGACATCTATACAGCATACAAACTCCGCAGGCTGCGGCTTCTCGGAGATATCCGGTACTGCCGGGTCATACGCCCGGTAATCTACATCATCGGCCATAACACTACGCAAGCGGCTTTTTCCGGCCCCGTAATCCAGCACGGTTTTGTACTTCCCGGCCTTACGAATATCTTCCGCCATAGGGCCATATACCAATGACATGACCCCATAGTTGGGATTGCGGTGAAGGTTTTGCTGCTCCCGCAGATATTCCGCAGAGATCATGCTTTGGCAACCTTCATCATTTGTTGTTCCAGACGATTCAATACTGGCGCGGCATGGACTGAATTGCCCATGATGGCCTTCCATGATACGGTCATGCGGCATTTCATGGATTCATCATTCCATTCTTCTGCGAACTCGGAATCCGAGGTTTCTGGGAAGCAAGGAATGCCTTGGGTGAAGTGCACTAATTTGGCATTAGGATTGGGTAGGTCATAGCCCACACAATGATTCCAATCGTGATCCAATCCGCCAGCATTGGCGTACACCCACTTGAAGGGGTCGAAGCTTTCATTATCGATCACCGCAGGGGTCAATTCCGTGCAAAGCGCGCAATTGAAAAGCATAAGACTAGGCCACTCGAAGCGTAATTTGTTTTGCACCACCCCCACGGCCGCATCCAGGTCCTGATTGGAAAACAGTTCTGCAATATCACCCAGCACCAGCATGTCCGCATCCAAAAAGAGTGCCGTGCCCCTGAAGTCGCAGAGCCACGGCACTAAAAAGCGCGAGTAAGTGAACTCGGTCAGCCCCTTGCGCTTAATAGGGAGAGTTTTAAGCACAAGTGGAGAAATGGCGACCGGCTTGCTCGCGCGGCGAATAATGGAACTTTGCAGCACGGTATAAGCAACCGGCTGTCTGGGATCTAGCCCGATGAAAATTCTAAGCATGGGGTTTGTCTATCCTGGAGAAAATGGAGAACTTTATTCTGGCCGAAATGAGTTCGTTGGTCAGAGCGCGAATTTGCCTGTTTTGCTCTCTGATGATGTACTCAGATTCATATAGCGCGCACATCAGCGCTTCATCTTCCTTGTACATGGGCCAGCAACTGAGCAATCGCAGCGCCAGCCTGAACTTAAGCTGCTGCCACTTCAGTCGCATGATTTCCCTTTCCGTGAGCGCCCATCTGAATTCCAGGATTTTCATTGGCATAACGCCCAATTGCTTGCGACCATGTTTCCTTTTCTCCCTTGCGAAATACCCTCAAGCTGTTATACCAAGGCATCTTATCCCGATGGAAGGGCCAGGCCACTTCCGAATTGGCTATCACGTCGCAGGCAATCCCCATGCTGCCCGCTAGATGTGCCACCGTAGTGGGCACGCAGATCACGCGATCTAGTGCCGCCACCAATCCGGCGGTATCATCATAATCCTTGGTCAAGGTCGCCCTAGGGAAATGCAGCACTTCGATATCATGCTTATCCGCGAATGCGTCTAGTTCTTCCGTGGGATCTTTGTATTGAAGACTGACCCACGTCGCATTCGGAAGAAGTTTCATAAGCGGCAGGAAGTCTTCCAGGCGCGCCGATCTAAAATGCTGGCCGGTATGCTTTACGCCACCCGTCCAGGCCAATCCTATGACAGGATACTGATAGGTATTGAATAGCGCCCGCCACTGCAATACCCGGTCAGGGTCGGGCTTCAGGTATGGCGTACCAGGGAATTGCGCATCATCGTTGCGATAATACTTCCCGATTTCTGCTGCCGAGGTCGAGAACTCGAACACGCGGTCTTCTTCTGCCCAATTGAGCACTCGCTGTGTGCGAGTTCCATACACCTTGGCATTCGTGAAAGAGCGCCTGAATAGCCCTTCCAAACGCTTGTCGCAATCCAGAATGACTTTTTTCGAGTCTCGAATAAGCTCGGGAATCATACTGGCGTACATGATTTCATCGCCCAATCCCTGTTCGCCATGAATCGCCACTGAGGCACCCTTGGTGCCATCGTAGAGCGCTTCTTTGTCGTAACGAAACCAGCGGCGCGTCGGCCCGCCCAGGCTTGCCGAGTAGTGTTGCCAGCCCTCTTGCCATGCCCCGCGTGCCAGTAGGCAAATACCTAAATTATGGTCGGCCTTTTCATTGCCAGGGCGAAACTCCAGGGACTTGCGGGAAAACGATTCGGCATCCTTAAACTTGCCCAACTGCGTTTTGACCGCCGCCAGATTGTTCAGAATGAGAGCGCGGCGCTCGTTGGACTTGGTCAGGTCGTAGGCTTTCCAGTAACAATATTGCGCCTCATCCATCAACCAAAGTTGATCGGCACAGCGTCCCAAGTTGATCCAACCCGCATCTTTATCTGGGGCTAGTTGCGTGCAAAGCTTGGCAAACTGGTAAGCCGTAGGCACATTATTGCTTTGCTCCATAATGTGCGAGGCCACCAGAAGCGCCACGGGATCATTGGGAGACTTCTCCAATTCATCCAGGCACACTTTCCATGCTTCATCCGGCTGGCCTTCATCCAGAAGCTGCTTGGAGTAATTCAGCGCATCTCGGTTACCAGTGACGTTCGACATGCGTCTTTTCAGTGGTTTTCAGATAAGGATAATTGGTTTCAATTTCCTGGGTGAGCCTCCCCCAGTCATTGCGGTCAAACACATCAATGCCTTTGTTCTTCAGTTGCATCACCACCACGGGCGGAATAATGGCGAACTGCCACCAGCCGCTTTTAATGCCCTTGTCTCGCACCTTTTCATTGCGCAGATAGGCTGTATAGTCCAGCAATCCGCTTTCTTCCTGCTCGGTGCGAATGGTGGCAATACCGGTTTGTTCGTCAAAGTCAAAATACTCGGTAGTGCCGGTGATTTTGTCGCTTGAAAAGTAGTCCATATTTGTAAAAAAGGCCGGAAGACTCTCGCCCACCGGCCTATCCCAGGTTATGCCACGGTTAGGTCAATGCCGCCACTTTGCCGCTCGAATCCGAATTGCGAGCCACCAGCCCGAATTCAGAAATGATCATGCGCTTGTCTGCATCGCCGGTAGCCGCCAGAGTCTTCATGAAAGGACGATCCACGAAGCTCACCGCCCAGAAGTCCGGGTCAATACACAGAATCACGCTCTGACGCACATGACGGTTCAGTACCACTTGATGACGCCCGAAGTCAGACACGTACAAACTCACGGAACCGATAATGCTGGCTTCTGCCGAGCGATCCACATCCACGAAGCGCGTCGCCACGCCCGTAATCGCATCAATCGCGGTTTTCTGGGTAGAGTTACACAGAATTACGCGAGGATCGCCCCCGTCGGCCCAGGCCAAGCGCAAGGCTTCTTTCAGCAAGGCTTCCGTTAAGGCGCCCGTGGTAGTGCCATCGGTCGGGGTGGTTACCGCATTGGCCGCGAAGGCAGCGGTTGAGGCGCTGGCCGTGGTCGTGGCACGAATGGCGTTCCCGCCATTATCGGTCGAAGCAATCCAGGATTCCATAGAACCCGTGGAGCGCGCTGTCGCCGCACCACCCGCCGAAGAACTTTGGTTGGTAATGAGCGCCACTTCCATATCGCGCTTGAGTTCCCGCATTTTCTTCATGGCTTGGCGGGCCGTTTCCGTCCCACGCCCGGCCTTGCGAACCTTGTCAGCAGTACGGGAGATAAAGAAGCTCTTGGTCGAAATTTGCTGATAATTGCCCAGCAAAGTCGTACCGGCTGCCGTGCTGAAGGTAGCATCATCGCCTTCCAGCGCACGGTTGGCGCCGGTGGCGGCGAGCGAGTCTTTCTGCCATTGATGATAGGTGTTTTCTGCGTCAACCTTGTCCAAGTTGCTCAGACACCAGGTATCCATGGGAAACAAGTCCCAAATGGTGTCTTCAAGATCCTCCCGCATTCCTGGAAGGGTATAACTGGTATTGGAGGCGGTAGCCATGTGTTAATTCCTTACGTTCAGCCGAGGGTCATTTTCCGAACCTTCGAGCAAGTCTTTCCTGAATGACTCTAGCTTTCGCAGAATCGGTCTTTGCGGACTTTAGGTCCTTGCGGTACTGAGCGTCGTTGCGCTGCTCGGGATTGACCTCCGAAGCTCCGCCGGGCCGAACGATTTTCGGCACAACGGTTAGCTTCTTGGCAAGTCCGGGCTTGGCTGCCTCGATTTTCCTGCTCTTGAGCGCGTCATGGGCCAGCTTGATGAGCCGGTAATCCACCACGTTCGCAATTTCTTGGGGCGTGAAGTCGTAGGCCTCCGCCACTTCATTGATAATCTCTGAGTACAAATCGTTATTCCAGTTCGGGATACCCTTCACCGGATCGGCGAGCATTTTCATGGAAAACTGCGCCATTTGCTGGCGGGCGGCGGCTTCCTGATTCGCCATTTCCTGATCAATGCCGCCCAATACACTCTGAAGTTTCTGCGCTCTAATTTGTATTTTTTGCGCTTCCGCCGGATTGGAATCGGATAATTTTTCAAGCGCATTCAAATCCATGTTCGCCAATTCCGGGGCGGCAAAATGCAAAAGAGCCGTGCGAAGAGAGTTCAAGCCGCGCACA